ATGCTGGAGGAAGTTCTCCCAAGACAGCCTCGACCATGCCTCTTCCGGCTTCCGGTTCAATCCCCGACCACCAGTCATACAAGTCCTCGCCTTTTCGCGAGAGGGCTTTCTTTATCTTCGTGTCGATAGGCTGGGGCTTCCGTATTTTCAATTCCCCTCCACGAACCTCTATCACAGGTTCCGGCTTGCCCCAGTCTATCTCCAACGCCTTCGTCAAATACTCACGCGCAATCTCCTGGGTCCTCGGCCCGACCATTTCCTCGTAGGAGAGTCTTGAGATACCCAAGTACCGAAAGGCGAGGGGCTTCAAACCCTGCGGCTCCGTTTGCAAAAGGTATGCCATAACCATCGTGTCCACGAATTTGTTCGGAATAATACCAAGACGCATGAGCACCGGCAAATCGAAGAGGGCATTGTGCAGTATGGTCACAACGCCAGGGGTCGAGACAAACCGCGCCAGCTTCTCTATTGAGGAGATGTCTGTCCTCATAACAAACCTCGCCGACTTTTCCATGCACGAAAATTGAACACTCCACGGTACACCTCCTTTTTCTATCTCTGTGTCGATTGCGATAAGAGGGGATAGGTCCCTTTCATCTCCATCCCACACGGTATAGTCCACGTCCCCTCTACCCTGATGGACATCCCGTGGTTTTATCTTCCCGTCGATGGTGTCCCGGACGGCCATGAAGTCGGCCATGATGACACTCATGTTTGTAGAGTCATGCAATCCGCGTGCCGGATGATACACGGGGATGACGGTTGCCCGGAATCCCAGGGGAAGATTGTTGATGGTCTCCGTCCAGAATGGTATCCCATGAACATTCTCCATGTCAACATCTCCGAGTAGTAAGCGCGTGGACACCCTTCCGGCTGTGATGATTATCCTGGGACGCAGGGTTGTTAACTCTTCAAAGAGCAGGGGGAAGCAAGACTCCACCTCCGACTTCTTCGGGTCTCTGTTTCCGGGCGGTCGGCACTTCAGCACGTTGGTGATGTAGATATTCGTGCGTAGCAATCCCACCCGGAGGAGGTAGTTATTGAGCTCCTGTCCGGCCTTGCCCACGAAGGGGCGGCCCGCGAGCTCCTCATCCGCGCCGGGGGCTTCCCCTATGAGAACGATGGCCGTGTTCTCTGGGCCTTCGGGCTTCACCAGTTTACACGGTAATCCGCAAAGTGATGGACAGTTCATAACAACCTCTCGATACCGGGGTAATCATGTTTGTGTATTTCGAGGGCCTCCTCCGCGCTTAACTCCCCATTCTTGACAGCTTGGACAATGATGTAAACATGTTCTTCCATGCTTCTCTTTATCACCTTCGCCGCCCATTGAAGAGTTTCTTCATCCTTGGAGTTCCTTATTACATCCAACGCTTCCGCTACTGCTGTGTATTTCTTTTCCCATTCACTTCGCGAGAGCCGGGCTAATCCTGAAGAGGATGTCACCGGTGCCGGTGATGGGCTCGGTGTGTTTTCTACCTCGACGTTCTCCATAATCTTCCGCGAGCTCGACAATAAATCCCGGCTTCTTATCCGCAACTTCCACGCATGATGATTCGGGCAAGCTGCTGTAATGTCTGCATATTTCTCACTCTGGTTGAGAACCAGTGTCATCAATTCGTTGCATGTCGGACACCGCATGTTTCTTCCTCCCATTCTTCCCATTCTTTCTGTCACCGTAAGTGGACCTTCGGTACTCCCGTAACAATCCCGGAGAGACTTTCATCGCTTTGGCAACACGCTTCCAGGCTCCCATTCGCTTGTGCATATCCTCCAGCACCTGTTGAGGGTCTCCGATGGATAGCAATCTATAGTGGAGGCCCAGGAAACGGTCCGGCATCTCCGACGGCGGCTTGTTTATCTTGCAATATTTGTGCGCATACTCCCAAATCGAGTACAGGCAGACCCGCAATTCCCCGGCTATCTCTCGGTACGTTGCTTCATCATTCATAATTAGCCTCCGCAACGCTTCCCTTGGCTTTTCTTTGGGGCTGTATTTGTGCAACAGATACCTTTCGATTTTCTTTCGCAAATCCTTTTTCATTGTCCTTCCCTCTATCTACCATATCCTCTTCACTTGTACCGACGTAGGCCACCGGCACCCCATAAACCCCTTCGATGAGGTTGATATGCCAACTCGTCTGCAGAGAAAGTTGAGAATCTTTCGTGACTCCGTAGTCTTTCCAGGTGATATAATTGGCGAATTGCAGGCAGAGATAGTCCGGTCGGCACACTGTGATGAACTTCTCGAACCGGCTATGCGAGAACTCAAACACCCGCCGACGAAGTTTTGTGGCGGTAGTCATCTCCTCCAGAGGGTGGGGAGCCCCACATCTCTCCGCCACCTCTTCCCACGTAATCTCTTTGGCCTCCGCATAATCGCCGGAGAACCCTTCCCGATTGTGTACACGAACAGGAAAGAATCGATACACACCGTAAACATCCCCGATGAATTTGGGGGACACGCCCATCTCGGCCATCGCCGCCGCAGGGTTAATCATCTTTGACGTGCAATATCGAGGACTTATACCATGCTCAAGACACAGGTCAAATCCCTGGGTCGTCTCGCATAGTACCGTGCGGCCGGTGTTCAAGAACTCATTGATAAATGTCGTAGTATCCCCTATCCTATCTTGTAGTTCTTCTACATCCTCTGCGTAGGTGATGTCCTCGCCGCGCAGAATCTTGAACATTCGTGCTACGCCGACACCCTGGTTCGTGCTACCGATACGGAGAAGTCCCAGTTCCCTTTCCCGTGACAGGTAATACGGGCGAACCATAACGGCGCGAGGGTGGATATAAATCCGTCGTTTCGGGATTTGAAGCTCCTTTATCTCCCTTAGTAGCAGTTCCAGGTTGATGATGGAGGCTGGGCCGAGAAGGATGAACGATTCCTCTGCCTCCAGTGCCGAGATAGGAAGATGATAGCTCGTCTTCTTCTCTCCGCTGATGTAAGCAGTATGCCCGCAATTCGGAGACGCCGTTGTGCAGACAACCTCCGGCTGGTATTTGCGGGCGAGATAAGCGGCCATCTTCCCCTTCCCTTCACTCCCAGCCTGCGCTCCAATCACGATGTTGAACTTTCCTTTCTTCATCAGTACTCCTCCTCTCCTTTCAACGTTGCCACGATACGTTTGGAAAGTGTCTTTCCTATCCCAGGTATTCCTCTCCAATCCCTCTCGGTAGCCATCACCATCTCTTGAACGGTATCAAAGTGTGCGGCCACCGCACGACTCTTTCCCCATCCAATGCCGGGAAGTTCTGATGCTATCCGGCGGACGATGGTAGGCTTGGTCAACTCTACTGTGTTGTCCGGCCTCCTGTGCAATGCGAGATGGGACGTGTGCTCGTTGAATTGTTTGTCATTCCACCAGTGATACAGGGCGCAGATGACCTGCACTGTCTCCATCCGCGTTCCCGAATAAAGAATCATAATCCCAGCTTTCACTGTCAGGGTGTTCAGGAATCCAACAACCTCCCTCGCCATGAATCTTCGCTGGCCTAAACTGGCAGCTTCCCAGCCTCCTCCCCGTCTCAATTCCAGCAGGCCGCTTTCCGGGTTGAATCGCCATAGCCCCTCGACGATGATATAAATGTACTGATAGGAGGATGTAAGGCCAATCAACTGATGTCCGGCCAACCTCCCCGTCACCATGCTGTTCAACAGGTCCAATATTCCTTTCCGTTCTACCCCTATGGATACTGGCCCGTCGGACCCGTTACCGAGGAAGCTGATATCTCCATACAGCAGTCTCGAAACCTCCACGTCTATCCCCGGTGGGAACAGGGGGAGAAGCTCCACGCTTCCGGTCCTATCATCAATCGTTATCATGAGAACACCATGTTCAGCACGACTTGAAAGTCAACAAGCGGCCCCTCCAGCACTATCCCCATCACCGCCGCGTTCTGTCGGCAATCAACAATGGTCGCTTGGAACTCGTTATCCTCATTGCGCTGGGTGTGAATGTTAATCTGCGAGGAATAGGGGATGTCCTTGAATCCCTGAAACACGAACTTGCCGGTCGGTTTGTCATTAAGATATTGCTCCGTCATCTTGTTCACGATGATGAAGTTCTTGTCACTGCTATATGCGTCCCTGATTAACCCCCGCATCTCGGCATTGACCGGCCCGTAATTATGGGGCATGACCTGGGTCAGCTTGCCGAACCTTGCCATCCTCAACAGTTCCCAGACCTCCGTTCCGGTATCCCAAACCACGCTCCTAACCTCCGGGTCATTGAGGGCTATCTTGAACTCATTCCTAAACCTGTCCCATTCGGCCACGAACTTGCCGGGAGAAATCTCATGTATCCTATACTCGCTCGTGTAAATCTTCTTTGATGTCGCAAACTTATGCACCACCCCTTCCAGCCCGTAGTCGAAGTCGAATAGGATGATAGGGTCCGGGGCGGTAAGGGAGAAGTTTGTCTTGCCGCTCTTCTCCCGTCCCATCACGTGCGCTATCAACCGCTGTTTGACCGCTGTGGACGCCGGTTTAAATGCTGTGTTTATTGCCATATCCAACCCCTCCGTTTTGCATGGTTAACTATCATTGTCCAGTTCTCCTCAATCTCTTGGTCTGTGAACTCCAGGGAATACCTATACCATTCCGGGCCGGTGCCCTTGTAATCCCCGTTGATGTAGAGAACGTGCATGTCACATCGTCGCGTTTGTGTCGCACGGAGATACCCCTTGACCTGGGTCATCCATCTCCAGTTATCGATGGGGTCGTTCTTTGACGACTTCCACGTGCATTTATACTCATGCAACACCCAGTTCTCAACGTCGAATTTATCGGGAGTCATGTAGATTCCATCCACGCATAGCTCCCCGATGTTGCATATTGCATACCTGTCCTTTAAGGCTCGCTCCAGCACTTGTTCCCAAATGAACCCCATCTCCATCATGGTGTTTTTCTCATTGCCATACGTGTAGTTATCAAGTCCGGCGGTGGTGGCTATATCGTGGATGACTACCGATAGGTGCACCCCGTCACTTCGAGGGGATTCCTCGAAGGCGACTCTTGGCATCTCTTCTTTAACCTTTTGAAGATAAATCACGGTATTCCCCCTTTGGGATGGCGGGGGCCAGTTGAGGCCCCCTATCCCCAGTGTGTTAGGCGAGCGTTATCTTCCCATCCGCATACGTCCATTCCCCTCTGCTGCTCAGGAAGTCATCCTTGTAGAGAAGCTGAACGATTTGGGTTTTGTTCGGACTGTTCCCCGCCGCTTTAAAAGCTATTGCCGGGAGTTTACTCTTGAGGATACCTTCGGGATTCTCTGCAAGAATAGACAGCATAACCCCGACAGCCTCGGATTCAACATCACCTGCATCCTCCTCGTTTGCCTTGGCTGTTGCCACGCCTTTACCTGTTTTCCCTGCTTTCTTCTCCCCAGGGAACGAGGTAATCTTGTCAAACGTGAGGATGGTATCCTCAAAGGACTTGCCGTCGGCTCTCGGTGCCTTGGCAATCCCAGACCTCTGCGGGGCCGGAACTCGGATAACGTGACCTTTCATACCGACGAAACACGTGATGTCGTCAGTGATTTTATCCTCCGGGAATCCCGCATTGACGATACTTGCCAACAGGATACCACCGTTGCTCGACTGCACAATCTGTGTAGCCTTGCCGATGGGGACAAGTTTCTTTCCATCCTCGGAGGGCTGCCAATCCGTGGCCTTTCCAACAGACCAGTACTGTTCAACGGTGTTATCCTCCCCCTCGACCGCAAAGACGAACTTTATGGCCGGGGTGAGAGGGCCTTTGCCTTGGTAATCCCAAAGGACAATGGAAGCGTCCTTCACTGTTACGTTAGCATCGTTGAGGAGCCCTCCTCCTTCTGAGAAATTGCTCGGTCTAAAAATACTCATGGTAAAACCTCCTGTAATTGTTGATAGTTAAGGGTTAATACTTCTGTCTCTGCCGCCTGTAAATCTGTTATATCACCTCCTTCACTTTAGGGATTGTTATGCTTTGCCGGATAGCGTCATGGAACCACTTCGGCATGAAATCCTTGTATTTTCTCAAGAACCATTTGAAATGGTCGTCGATTACAAAGTTCACGCACCAGTCATCCTCCGCTCGCACCCCTCGTCCGCATGTCTGCACAAGGGTCTGGGCTGTCAGGTATGACAGGTAATCTTTGTCTATCTCCTCCCGCGCCTTCATCACTTTGCTCCGGCTATCGGGGAAGGGAAGTTTCCCAACAATCTGCCAACGTGCGCATTCATAGGGGAAGTCCCAGCCGGTCGTTACGGACGGCGATACTAAGATGGCCGGGGGACTACTCTCCCTAAATTCCGTAACCTTCCTCTGCGTGTCGTGGCTGTTGTGGACAATCATGAAGTCCCGGAACGCGCTACTGTTTCGCACCCTCTCCGCTCGGTCAAAGCTCACCGTGTGAATTATCCCCTTCTGGCTTAAATACGTCGAGATGATTTGGTCAATGCGCGATAACCATGCCTGCATCCCCATGTTATTTATCCTCCGGTCAACTCTCGTAGTGGGGATGTAATATAACAACCGGTTTGACACGGGGAAGTAGGAGGGATATTCAATCAACTTCCCAGTTATCCCCAGAATGTCGAGGGTCTTCTGGGTGAGGGTGGCCGACACGAGGAGGACCTTTGGTATCCCACGGAAAAGTGATGGCTCCGCCATCTTCTGCGGCCATATGGGGTCGAAGCTCACCCTGTCATCCTGCAATTCGGACACCCAGTTATCTCCCCTAACCTTGTAAAATCTCTCAAGTTTCAGTCCGAGGTTGATAAGCTCCGTATCCATGTTCCCGTCTTCCTTTGCGTCCTGAATCCTGTCCTTGACGATACCTGCGAGAACCTTTGCCCAGTCGTCAAGGTTAGTCCCCTCCTTCGGCCACTTGATGAATGCTCTCGTCTCCGCTCTCCTGAAACTCACAGCCGTTGAATCGAGCAAGTGGGAGATGACATCGTGGGCCTCGTCGCAAATCAACAGGTCTAACTTGCCTAACCTATCCGGCTCGTTCGCGAACCAGAAGGCGTAGTTCGTGACAACAATCTTTGAGGCTTGACTACGTGCTATCTGGTCGTAGTATGGACACCCCCCGGCATTATACTCACAGGGCTTGCCCCATTTACACGGGCCATATTGGACTGTGTATGGAGCTAACCGGCACTTGTAGCTCGATTGCCCCTTTTGCACAGTGATTATATCGCCGAACTCCTCCTCCAACTGGTCTTGCAATCCCTTGGTCGAGGTAAGTATCAGCGTCCGCGCGTTACGTATCCTCGCCACGGCCATGTAACACACAGTTTTCCCGCCGCCGGTGGGGACGACTTGCGCGACGAACCTATCCTGATTACGCAGTGCATCCTCGATTATCTCCTCCTGCCCCCGCCGCCACTCTTGGAACTTTGATGGGAGTCCAATCTCTTTGGGCTTTTTAATCATCTGTCGGAATCCTTTCTATATCGGCTTTCTCAATACCATCCGCTGGCTTAACGTGTTTGTGATACTTGCACTCTCCAACCCCCTCCCACGTTTCGAGGTCATAATAGTGTCTGCACGGTGGGCCAGTCCCTCTCCGGTGGGGGAGGAAGTGCTGGCAACTGTGGCACTTTAGTTCCGCCTGCATCAGCACCCAAAAAGCGACGTTGCTACTCATTGTTCCTCTTCCTTCCTTTTCCTCTTCTCCTCTTGCTCCTGTAGCTTCTTTGTGAACCATGCACTTCGATAACCCCTTTCTTTCAAGACCTGCCTCCGTCTCCTCCTTCTATCTCTCCGGGTGCACGGCTTACATTTTGTAACTGCGTGCAGGTTGTTCGGCTTGACATACCGGATGTTGTTGCAGTTCGGGTTCGCGCACGCGATGGGGACGCTGAAGTCACGGAAGTCAACCTTTTCTATACTTCCGTCATATCCCAGTTGCTCCACCCATATCGGCTCCGGCTCGTAAGGGGCCTCCTCGGAGGATGGTAGTGCCCCCGCTTCGGATGGCGAGGGCCTCTCTTCTATCTGCACCAGCCTTACCTCCCCTTTCTCAACAAAGTTGAACACGATGATACCATCTTCCTCGTGGAGGATTATTAGCTCCCCCTCGCTTCCTCGGAGGCTTCTTGAACCGCCGGGATTGGCCGGATACTTCCCGCGCCTTATCAACCCGTCTGCTATCTCCTGAAACTTGTCTCTCTTCTCGTCCATTTCAATCTCCTTTCCCCCCGTACCCCCTTTTTCTCTTATTAGCAATAGCTGTGCCAGCGGTAAGGGGTAGCCCCGTGACACACTGTTCGCTACCCTAAACTATGACTGGGTGCGAAGAGAATTACGCACTTGGGGTAGTATTGTTCGCAGTTCTAAATAACGCTCACGATAGCCAGCACAATCAGTACCATACCTAAAAAGGACGCGGCGACGATGGTCAATGTTGCCGCAATCGGCTTTTTCAGTGTGATGAATACCGCTGTTGACCCGATTAGAATACCTATGGACGCCCCCACTAAGCCCATCAGTTCCCTGTAATCCATGTCTTCCTCCTTCTCCTTAAAATTATTATTTGTCTATAAGTCGTATGCCACGCAGAGTATCAGCTTGAGCTACTTGTTTGTTTGAAGGGTCATAGAAAAAGATAGTACGGGGCTTGCCGTTAACCACAGCATCACAATCTGCAATCGCCGTTACATATTTCAAAAGTAAGTTGGGGTCTGAGAAATACATATTCATTTCAACCACCAAATGCGACCCTTCTTCAAATATATTACAATCCATACGTGCCATGTCCATTACCTCTTTTGCCCCTTGAATTTGCTCCGGTGTAAAACTGTTTACGTTACTTTCTTCTGGGACACTTGTCTTTGGAGTAGTCGTGTTGTCACATTGGTGAACGATTGCAAATAGAAACCCTATAAGCAACAACCACGCAAAAATACTTTCTATCTTTTTACGCTTCTCTATCCCATCCTTGAATTTCATGTCATCCTCCTTTACCACCACCACCCCGGCTCTCGCGTCTCTTTGTGTATTTGCTCCACCTGTTCCCGCGTCTTAACCGTTTCACGTAGCTGCCTCTTGTTCATCTCGCGGTTCTCGCGCATCTCCTGCTGGCTCCGCATCTCCGCCTGCGTCTGCCTATCCCACTGCTGCTGTTCCCATTGCATACGCCACGTGTTATCTCTTTGACCCCAGGCCAGACTACTTCCGGCCATGACTATTACGACACTTATCATGACTATCAGCTTTTTCATAGAAGCACCTCATGATTGAAATTGTTTTGATTGCCGCGTCCACCATCATCAACGCCGTGAAAGTCCACGCCTCAAGAATCATCCCCGTGAAAAGCATACATCCTCCTCTCTCCCACTCCTCCCACCCGCTATCGCGATTAAAGGCTACCTCGGAAGGTATCCTTGACTACTCATATTGA